GGCACCCCCGAAGTAGGAGAGTGGATCTTTCGAAGATTCCCTCCTAGAATGTCTGAGAGCTCTTCAGGGGTGTTGATTATTTTTCCATCTTCATTGAATTTTAGTTTATTTCTCTAGCCATGCATACCATACGAACCACTAAAGGTCCACTCATCATGTTTGGTATAGGTGGAGAGGAGGGAAGTTCCTGGCATGATTTGATAATGAGGGAAGCAGAGATATACGACTGGGAGTATAATGACAAATCAGATTACATTGATTCAGTTACTGGTAGAGTATGGGCTAACCACGGCTGGAGAAATAAACTAAAATTCAATGAAGATGGAAAAATAATCAACACCCCTGAAGAGCTCTCAGACATTCTAGGAGGGAATCTTCGAAAGATCCACTCTCCTACTTCGGGGGTGCCAACCTACAAAATCTATCATTTCCCTCAAGAGATATTTGCAACAATCCCACTAACCATATCTGACTGTGCCAAGTATAAGATGGAGATACAAGATTCAGTAGAGTATCAAGAGATTCATGAATCTGATGATCTATTCCAGGCACACTGCAAGGGATGGTTCTATGCAGCTAGAGGCCGGCCACTCACCCTCAACATGATTAGAGCCTGCTATGATAGTAAGATAGGATTTCTCACTCCAAATGAAATCAAAGCACTCAAAGAGAAACATGGTAATGACATGTATGTAACAGCAGGGATAGATTGGGGCTCTAATAAATCAGGAAAATCATATACAGTATTTACTGTACTACTCTGTTTTAGAAAGACAACATACGAGCCTGAACACTTTCAAATTGCATATATGAAGAAATTCCTTACTGAACGCTCAGATACTGAGGAAGCATTAGATTTGATTCCATTAATTATTAAATATCACGTAGATAATACCGCAGCAGATTTAGGCTTTGGTAAGTCTGGTGTTAAAATATTACAAGATGGTCTGCCACATCTGGGAGTTAAAGGACTAGGTAAAAGTAGAGTAAAAGGTGTGTTTACTTTGGGCAATCTACTTGAAGAGACTCACACCTATATGATAGATGCAGATTATGATGAAAAGAAATTTGGAATAAAGAATCCATATCTAAAGGTACACAAGACAGAACGTGTTGATCATTTGGTTCAACTGATAAAGTCAACAATTCCTGATAAGGAAGACCCAACCAACAAAGAGAAAGCCACACCAAAAATAGTTATCCCCTATGAAAACCCACATGATGTTGATTCATTAGAGCAGGGTCTACTAAAAATAAAACGTGCTGATCTAGAAGATGATACGCTAGGCATGAAATCAGAGGGTGATAAAAGACAAAAGCCTGAGAAACTATACGAGCATTATTGGGATGAGGTATCTGCATTAATTCACGCGTTTATTGCATTTGAGAACCATGATCCTGGAGCATATACTATGAGAGTAGTTAAAAGGAGGAATTGACAATAATAGTATATGATGAAATATCCAAAACTAAAATGTGAAGATAAACGAAATACTGTAGTTTGTAGTTTAACCATTAAGAAAATGAAGGAGATGCGTAAGAGAGGTCTTACCTATTCAAAAATAGGTAACTCTCTGAAAATAGGAACTCGGGTAGTGGCATATCATATTTCCCCAACTATGAATAGCCCAGAAAAGTTAGAAAAAAGAAGAAAATATTCTAGAGAATACATTAAACGACGATACAATAATGATCCTCAATTTAGACGGAATATGTTAGATTCTATTAATAAACATCATAGGGATAAAAGGGCAAATGATCCCAAATTTAAAAAATGGCAGGATCAAATGAGTGTTAAAAACACTCCAATATGGGTAAATAAACAGGAACAAAAACATCCTACTTGGTCTTATACATGTGCAAGAGGAGTTCATGAAACTGTTAGTTCTAGTTCAGGGTGTAAAAACAAGGCAGGAAATTGTAAGTGCCCCTGTCACAGAAAATAATATTAATAACACAATTGTATTACTATTATCGGATAATAATCTATGTGGTGTATCACTATATACTGCGATAGAATCGTCTGAGGAAAAAAGAAAATGAATGAAAAACTACTCCCAACTACTATAACCTTAAAATGTGATCCTGTCAAAGTACATGAACAATATCTAAATGAACAACTCCCAAATACTATCAAATTATTTGGTCACGAATACGTATTGATAGAATTTAGAATAGATGACGGGAAACAATGCACAATATCGTTGGAGCTTGTGGAGGAGATAATAAATGAAATTCGAGATAGACGATAAAACAGGAATGATAGGAGAGGAGAGTTATTTTAAATTTGATACTTCTGGTAAAAGTTACACATCATTCAAAGATGGAATAATAATAACTGCTAAACTCAAAGAACTATTTGATTTAAACTCAACAATACCGGACTCTATACAAGAACTAGAGAAACCAATGACATCAAAACAACTAGAAGAAATACTCCAAGCAGTAAAAAAGACACAAGAAAAGCTAGTAAACCGACAGATACAGGAGGTACAAGACTCTAAAAATCCTGAAATTTATGAAACTCGTGCTGCACCAAAAAAGGTTAGACCTACTTTAGAATCGCAAAAGATAGAGCAGAACCAAAAGATAGTGAATGAGTTATTATCTCATTACAAACACTCACATTCATCTGACTATGACTTGAGAAGCTTCGTCGAAGAAATAATCAAAACTGCTACAGGCAAAGACATTAAAGATCTAGATAACAACTTCAAATCAAAATCAGAAGATACAATGAATTCTAGAACTGACAAAGACAAACAGAACCAAAAGATAGTGGATTTCTTAATTTCCAACTATAATAGAATGCCAGATGCTAAAGGATCAAATGATGTAGTATTTCATCTAAAGGCATTATGTGAATCTATCATTGAATCTGCTACAGGTAAAGACATCAAAGATCTATAGAGGTTAATACTCTCTTTTTTTATTAACATTGACCAAATATATTCATAACTTTTATATCTAAATATTTATATTCTTAATAACGTGGGGGAGAACTAACTTAGTTATGTGTTTGGGTCACAAATATGGCACTAACTGTAAAAGGGTGGTGCGCACGTATCGTCATGTTTCCTCTTGGGAGCAATATCAATTATGTACCAAATGCTCAAAAGATTCACGTACTAAAGATTATAGACTAGCCGTAAGTGTATGCTAAAATGCATATAATTCTTGAAAACGCCTTCAAGTTGTGAAATGGTCTCTTCGAAGCCTAAGAAATAATGTAGCTAAAATTATTCAGCCTCCAAGTTATACTCCAAATGTAACAAAAAATATTCCCTCTCTATCCTTACAATCATTAAAACATCACATGAGCACACCCATTACTGAACTATCCCCCGGAATGTCGCAGCCAGTATGGGGTCCAGAACTATCTACAGTTGGTGCATATTCCAGAGAAGGTTATACATCAAAAACATTTGATACACCGGCCATTCCATTTAGTACACAGGCATTAGCATTACAGCTTGATGAGGATGTACAATTAGTAATTAATAGACTAGCCTCACAAGTTACAGGTGGAGAACATTATATCAAAACTGCCACTCAAGAATTAACAGAATATCTAGAAGAATTCTCTCATGACATAGACTTTGATACATTTGATACTATACTGATTAAGGAATTATTATGGTATGGTAATTCAATCTGGAAGCCACGCATGGGCATACAAAATGTGAGATCCTTTGAGGATCTAATGCATATTCCTATTTCTTCATTTGTGAGAGTTTGGTGGGACCGACAGCGACAGCCATACAAATACGAGTTTAGAGGAGCAGAATACCAAGGGTATCACAATCCTGGTGAGATTATCCACTTTAACTGGAATCCTGTAGATGCCTCTGTATTTGGTACAGGCTTTGGTGTATCTGTTACTTCACAACGGGTCTTTAATATGGTAATCAGTGGTGATAAGGTACAAGAAGTTACATTACCCTCAATGCTTGATAGGAAATACGCAGTTGAATTTATCATGCAGATGGCAACGCAGAGATATGTAACAAGAAATGTATACGAAGCACCAGGTGCTAGCGAAGATGAAAGGAACCAACTGCAATCATTTGTAGAACAATTACAAATTGGTCAGGATCTGGTAGCAGGTACACAAGTAAAGGTTCAGGAGTTAGGAACTAACACACGTTCATTTAATCCTACAGAGTTTACAGAGACGGTCAACGCACCAATCATGAAAGGGTTAAACGATTTTTCAGGTAAACAAGGCTCTGAGAACTCGCACACCTTTGCCAATGCAGAAACCGCAAAGGAAGAATCAGAGAGTGGACTATCTGCGTTTACCATAAATATAAAGACTCAGCTCGCAAAGAAATTATTCCGTCCTTGGTATGAGGCTAATCCATTTATGGGAATGATGTATTTGGATGGGTTAATTCCTGTAGACTGGAAAGACGTAAAGTTTGACCTCAACTTTGGCACAATAGAAAAGAAAGACATTCCAATTGAACAGAGAATTAAATTGATGGAGATGTACTTTGCTTTGCCAATACCTAAAAATCCAAAGACAATAATGAAAATGTTTGAGCAGGCTGGATTACCAATTAACGATGATGACTTTGAGATGGTAGATCAGCAAATGAATGATCCAACAGGGGCTGCCGCACTAGATAATGTAGATAAACCAGATGAGAATTTACCACAAAGCGATATTGGAGGTGGAGAGATAGAGCCACAGTTTAACAATCAGGTGATGGGTAATCCTCCAATGGACGATCCTATATACGATGATATGATGAAAGATGTGAGGGGAAATAATATGATAGAGAGTGATTATCACCAATCAGATGTATCACAAGACTTTGATACTGGAAGATATTATGAGACAAAGAGGAAGAAATAATGAACAAGATAACAATACGAATAATTCCAAATAGTAGCATTGAGATATTCCTCTCAGTTGTAAATGAAGAGGTTCCCATATATTGTTACACGAAAGATAATTTGCGGATGTGGAAATAATGTTGTGTAATGACAATAATCCTATTAAAAAGAAGATGAGAAGAATACAAACAGACCAACTGGAGATATGTAAATAATTAATAATCATTAAATTCTAAAATAATTTACTTGGCAATAATTATCCCTTGGTCTGGTGGCATGGACTCAACATTATTAGCATATCAAGAAGCTTTGGAGAATCCTAAAGAAATGATAAACTTAGTAGCAATAATAGATAAAGCAAACACACATTACGCTTTCGAACAAGAGGCAAAAGCCAGAGTAAAAATACTAAAAGAATTAAAATATTTAAAGAATATTCAATACTTTGAAATTACTGTAAACACTTCACTAAGTGAAGGAAACTGGACTTTACCTCTCTGGTTGTGCTATATAGCACCGATTATATCCGATAAAGACATAGTAAAATTTGCATATCTCAGTTCTGATGGAATAGATTTTTTTGATAAAAGAGACATCATGATAAAAACATTTACTAGTATTATGGAACTAAGAGGTATTTCAGCTAATATCGAATTTCCTTATCAATATAAAACCAAAGGATATGTAATAGAAGAATTAAAAAAGCTTAAGCGGTTATACAGATTAACATATTTTTGCGGTGATCCATCTAAAAAAGGTAAACCGTGTGGGAAGTGTATGAAATGTATGTCTGTAAAAAGATGGACAAAGTATCCAGATAAAGGTGTAAACACCTAAAATGCATATAATTCTTGAAAACATTTTTAATTAATGCCAGAGAAACTAGATAGATGTGTAGATAAAGTGAAAGGAGAGAAAGGTGTAGACTCTGCATATGCCATATGTAACGCATCCATCGAAGAGAGTATGAATAAACAAATTATTGAAGCCAGCTTACAAAGAGGATGCGGATGCCAGAAGAAAAAGACTTGATGATACTAGATAAGAACACTCTAGAGAAACAAAAACAACTACGCTACAAAGAACTAGAGAATAGAGGAATACCAGAGCCTGAAAGGAGTAGAGCAGTAGAGGCTGAATTTACAGACTATCCAAATCCAGAATATGCCATACCTTGGGGCATACCAATCACTGGAATAGATTTGGCAGGAAACATTGATCTTGATTTAATTTTTGCATCAAAGGAACCACCAGTAATCCAACCAAACACCACACATACACAACCATTCCCTACAAGTTCAGTAAATCCATATCCAAACAATCCAACACCAGATTCTAACAGTGTAGGAATCAAATCAAACACATCCAATATAACAAACTTTCCTGCAGAGTCTTCAGCTAACTGGTTGGGAACTGCTAATGAGATAAACTCTGAACCGCCCTCAGTTGGTGTAGAGGGATTTAATTCTCATAAGGCAATTCCTGAGTGGAGATACCCAATAGAGCAATCACAAATGGTAGACATTAACATACCACCAATAATTATCGAGCCTAGCGGTCAGTTTAATGAGGCAGTAATGCCAGAAAAGAAAAAAGAAGAAAAGAAATCATTACTAAAGAAAATACTCCCTTGGCTTGCTATATTGGGTGCTGGATTCTCTGCCACTCAATTAGTTAATGATTACATGGATGATGCACCAGAAGAACCAGAAGCTAGAGAGAGATATTTCACATATACGCCAATGGAGTTAATTGCAGAATTCACACTATCATCATCCCACACAGGCAAAGACGTATGTGATGATTACGCAGGCAAGACATTTAATTTGTTAGACATGGATAATCGACCAGTTCTTCCAACTGAGGGGAAAGGGTATGTAGAACTAACTCATCCAAATTGTCAGTGTAGTTGGAAGATAACAAAGAAACCAAAAGTAGGAGTAGATACACTAACTCGAAAACAAACTACAGAGTTTGATGATATTAAAGCTCACATAGAAAAGGCCGCTAAAGATCATAAATTACATACTGTAAAGCCAGATGGTAAACTATCTAAAAGAACCAGAGGCACAAACCCAATAAAAGAAGCCATAGGAAAAATCAGACATCAAATGAGATGGCTATCTGATGAGTATCTCACAAAGGCAAAAGAGACTGCTGCAAATAACGATGGTGCATTATATTTGATAAGGGCTGCCACTGAGACAATCACCGATCATAGATCCGAGGGTGAACAATACCGTAGAAAGTTAGCAGGTAAAGAATTAAACTCAATGGCTAGAACTGCCGTAGGTCATGGAATGGACATTAACCACAATCCAGAGTATGCTACAGGTGGAATGATTGCCGATTCAGAATATGATGAAACAAGAAAAGAGATACAGATGTTAGTTATAGAGACTGATCCGCAAATCAATCAATATATTGCAGATGGCTCTATTAGTGCAGTATCAATTAATGGTGGCAATCCTCGCACGCAAACTATAGAGCCATGTTTTGAAGGGTGTACTGGTGATCAATGTGAACTGTGTAACGTACCACAAGGGGTGATACTAGGTGAGATGGATCATATTGGTATGACTTGGGTTGTTACTGCACCACAAGGGATTATGTGGAGAGGCATACACATCGAATCTGCAATGCCTGGAATTAAAAATACTGTAATTGAAATATTATAAAATGCATATAATCAAATCCTCTCTCTAAAAATTATGAAAAACAGTCTAATCATTAGACTTCGTGAAGCAAGAACTTTTGTTGATGCTGATCCTCTTCTCAAAGAGCTTGGGGCTCCTAGCCACATTGTCAAACTTGTTGAGGCAAGTATTTACCAAAGACTAAGTTCGAGTCCAGCAGCTGTTGAATATGGAATAACAATGCTAAATGAGGCAATTCAATATCTTGATAAAGACGAGCAGCCAGCATCCCCTGAAACTCCTGGAGTCAAAGTTAAGAATGATCACTTTGTTGTTAAAGAGGAAACTTTGACTAATCACAATCCAGAAGGAGGTCAAGCAGGCTCTGAGCAGTCAACTGAAAATACTGAGCCATACACTGGTGAAGGCACAAAACAAGGTGATGAAGATATGAATAACGCACCTAACACTGAAAACCAAATGTCAGAAACAGGTGAAAAGTTTCCATTTCCAAACAATCTAAGTGAAATGGACGGATTACACCCAGACATTGCAAAAACAATGGGTGCAAAAATGCCAACTATTCCACCAATGAATGCAGGAGATCAAATGAAACAAACTCGTTATACAATTCAGAAATATCACGAGACAATTGTAAAACCACTACTTGCACACTCTAAGAGACAAGATGCAGCAATCCAAAAACTTTCACAAAAAATCAGAGAGTCAGAAGCAAAAAATGGAACATACACACTTGATATGGATGTAATAAAAAATAACTCATCAACTCGAGTAAGAGAAACTACAGTCCCAGTTAATCCACTAGAACAAGTTGCAGCTACACGAATACAAAACAAAGATTTTGATCTAACTCAAACTAGAAACAAAATCCGAACTATGAATAATCACATGTCAAGCTAATTGACAAATTTTTCTTTTTTTCTATTATTAAAATGCATATAATCAAATACTAGATTCAATAATCAAATGGCAAATACAAACAGATTTCAAGGACTAGCACGTGGTCCAATAGACCACAAGTCCAGCTCTGTTATCAATCAAATAGCCAACGGTGCAATCGACATGGGTTCAGTTGTCGCAGTTACCTCTACAATCAATTCTGCTGAAACACTACCAAGAGTAGAGCAAAGCACTACTCAAGGAAGTGGGTTATCATATGGAATTGCAGTAGGTGGTGATGCTGATGGAGAATATGGCGATGGTTCTCCAAGCACAGATGATAAAACGCGTGCAGCTACTGGTGCATTACAAGGAGTAGTAGTAGTAACACAAGGCCGATGCCTTGCCAGAGTTTCTGGTGACGGTGCAGGTGTTGTGATTATAGGCTCAGCTCTCACACAGTCAGCAACAGCAGGCGTACTAGAACTTGCAGGCGCAGCCGATGTAGTAATTGCATTTGCATTAAATGATGTAGGTGCAGGCGACATCGATATGATTGCAGTAGATGTTCAGAGGGTAGGTGTCCTATAGGATGACTAACAAATCCCAAATGAACAGACAGATGATTCTGGGAATGCCAGAATTTGCACATATCAAAGAGGCATTACAAAATAATGCACTTGCTCGTGGTACCGATGTTTGGCAGCCAATTAGAGAAACACCATTAGAAGTATTTTTCGCCAAGGGCGAACATGCCTTCGAGAATGAAACACCCAATCCTAACCTTCCTGGAATATGGAAGGATATGTACGGTCTCAGAATCGGAGAGATGGCACAAGGCAATGCGTATAATGGTGGCTATGCTCTGAAAGAAACAGTATCTGTTCCAAACAGTTTGTCTGCTTTGAAAATTGCAGATGAGATTTTGGAAGGCGCAGAACCTTATTCCGGATGGAAACAGTATTCTCGCGTTATAGATATGAGTACCCCCAAAGTCAACGTTCCTATCACAAAGTATACAGATACAGTGGGAGGATCAATTACTGACCAGAAAGGAATTCAGATCTTCAAAGAAGGCGGTACAGGAACACCACCACCAATTGGCGGTAAGGTCGAAACTGTAGAGCTTGATTGTTCAGGTACAAACAATTCTTACAGAGGAACATTGGCAGTAGAAAGAAATGATGTCAAGGACAACAACTTTTTAGCAGTAGAGCAATCACTAAAGAACGCTGGTAACGAATTCTACTTTATGGTGGGAGTCGATCTTATCACATCTCAAGTGAATGCAGTTACAACAAATACCGCAACAAAAGCAGACCTTGACAGTGCAACCCCTTCAAACTCCGAACTAGAAGCCCTAATAGAAGTTATTAGAGGCAGATTTCCAGGTTCACAAAGAAATAGAGCAGATACAATGTTTATCCATCCTCTTGATGCAGCACTAGCTGTAAAGAATGCAGGAACAAATGGAGAATATGCATTGATCAGCAGATTCTTACTTGGTCCAACTGATGCAACAGACGTAGTG